CCAGTTAAACGCCGCTGCTTTGTTTGCCTCTGTTATAGTGGCACGATACGACGTCGAAACTTTTAAATGTGAGCCATCATGCAGTTTAAGTTCTGCAAGACCCATTTCAGACATCATAGTTGGTATAATGTCTCCAGAAACTTTTTGTATTTCTGACTTTAAACTTTTCATATTTTGTTCTTGTAGTTCAAGTCTTTTATTTAAAGACTCTAACTTTTCAACTTGATCTGCAAGAGACTGAATGTTTTCTGTCTTTTTCATTGCATCTTGTTGATCTGCCTCAAAATCGGGCATTTTTATTTTTTGTTTAATGCTCATCTAATTCTCCTTTCTCATATAGATTAATTTCAATAGGATAATATTTTCTTTCTTGTTTATCCCACTTGAGCAAATTATATTTACCGTTTGTAATATCAGAGACAATTGAACATGCAACACCTATGATTGCAGGATCTCCTGTTAGCAATAAATAATCTCTAGTTTTAAAATTTTTTAAACCTTGTCTTAACTTATATACAAGTGGCCCAGGAGAAAAAATTATTTGAGAAAATTCTGGTAACAAAAATTTAAATTGTCCGTAGTTTGATGCACCCATAATGTTTATTTTAGGATTACCAACACGAGTACCAGCTATCTCTTGAATAACATATACTGTAGATGTATAATTATTTTTTAAACTTTCGTATTTATTACTTTCTGACATTGACAAATTATATAAATTATAATATTTAAAAGTCAATAGAAAGATGAATTATAAATTTAAGACTAAACCATATAAGCACCAATTGACTGCTTTAGAAAAGTCATGGAATAAGGAAACTTATGCTTATTTTATGGAAATGGGTACGGGTAAAACAAAAGTATTGATAGACAATTTATCTATGCTTTATGACAAAGGTAAAATAAATGGTGCTTTAATAATAGCTCCAAAAGGTGTCGTTAAAACTTGGTATGAACAAGAATTACCTACACACTTACCTAATCATATAGAAAATGTGACTGTATTGTGGCAACCAAATTTTACAAAAAAATATCAAGAAAATTTAAATAGTTTATTTGAATTAGGTGAAGACTTACATATTTTAATTATGAATGTTGAAGCTTTATCTACTGACAAAGGTGTAAAGTTTGTAACTAAATTTTTAAATTCACACAAAACTTTAATGGCTATAGATGAGTCTACGACTATTAAAAATCAAGCAGCTAAAAGAACTAAAAATATTATTAGTCTTGGTAAGTACGCTAAATATAGACGTATTATGACAGGCTCTCCTATTACTAAAAATCCTTTAGATTTGTTTAGTCAATGTGAGTTCCTTGATCCGTGGTTATTGAACTTCGATTCTTTTTACGCTTTTCGTAATAGGTATGCCAAGATGAAGAATATGTATCTTAGAGATAGAACCATACAAGTAGTTGATGTATTCCAAAATCTAGGAGAGTTATCAGAGAAAGTTAAAGGTTTTTCATACAGAGTGTTAAAAGAAGATTGTTTAGACTTACCCCCTAAAAACTTTATTAAAAGATATGTAACACTAACAGCTGACCAAAAACGTATCTACGAGCAAATGAAAAA